CGACACCTGTCGGCGGTCGACAATATGCCGCACCGAGACGCAAAAAAATTGAACCACTACCAGTCGTTGAAATACCTGTCATCCGACCGAAAAGACGCTATGCGGTTTGCTCGGCAAGTCTTGGTGGGATAAACACTCAAGCGCAAGCCACGATCACATTCAGCATCTTGGACGACGACGCTGAAGTATTGTTGATGGTCTGATGCCGTACTTCATTACCGACAAATCACCAGATTGTTCTGGTTGGGCAACCATCAAAGAAGATGGCGAAGTAATCGGCTGTCATGCAACAAAACAGGATGCGATCGATCAGATGGTTGCGGTATCCATCGCTGAGGACATGGAGCCAGGTGGCGAACGCGCACTGCCAAACAACTATCGTCCAGCGTTGTCAGAAGATGTTCCCGATGGTCGTGCATGTGGCAACTGTGCGTTCTACGACGAAGACAATGTGATTAAAGATGGCGACAATCTCAAAGCATGGTGCGAGAAATGGGATGACTATGTGGATGGCGGATACTACTGCAACGCATGGCAACCACACGACGAAGAATATGAAGAAGAAGAAATGGTTCGTCAAGTGTCTCTCGAAGTTCCTGTCTACATTCGCACGGCCGCAAGACGCGGATTGGATTACTATGGGCAAGGTCTCGCGGGTGAAGGGCTGGTCGATCGAACCGTTCGTGAGGCACGAGAGATGGCGCGCGGCCAGATCACCGAAGACAAAGTTGTGCGCGCGAACGCATGGGCGCAAAGACACGCGGTAGATCTACAAGCACCGAAGAACTCGAACGCAAACAATGACCAGTTCCCTGGTGCTGGTGCGGTCGCACACTATCTGTGGGGCATCAACCCGTTGAACCCGCAACCGGCACGAGATTGGTTCATGCGCAAATCCGATGCGATCCAAGCCGAACGCGCTGACGCACCAGCACCACCAAAAGACCAGATCACAGGTTCGGACAAGAATCCTGTCGGCTCAGCGAAAGGTCCTGCCGGTGCGGACACGATCGAATTGACTGCCGAAATAGAAGAAGGATTGAAGAACAAAGCAGCCGAACACAACGACAATCTTGACGGATCCGATCCAGCATGGAAGCGGGCCACGGTCGGGATGTTGCGCACCGTGTTCCGTCGCGGAGCGGGAGCCTACTCGACATCGCATCGACCTGGCGTCAGTAGGAATCAGTGGGCTTACGCTCGAGTCAACTCGTTCCTGTATCTTCTGCGCAACGGTCGGCCAGAGAATCCGAACTATGTCACCGACAACGATCTGCTTCCTAAAGACCATCCGAGATCTTCTAGAACTCTTCAATCAAATGTTGCTAACATTGGGCGCATGGAAGACAACTCGGTTGAGACACGCCGCATACATATCAACGACTTCGAGTTGCGTCAAGGTCCGACAGGTGACGGCATGTCATTCACAGGATATGCAGCAGTGTTCAACTCCGATTCCGAACCGTTGCCATTCATCGAGCGAATCGCGCCAGGTGCGTTCAAGAAATCTTTGCGAAGCCGCAACACGATCAAGATGTACATGAATCATGATTCGTCAATGTTGCTTGCTTCAACCAGGTCAAAATCTTTGCGTCTTGAAGAAGATTCGAAAGGTTTGTTGGTGAACGCCGATCTACCGGACACGACAGTCGGTCGCGATCTGAGCATCTTGATGAAGCGTGGCGATGTTGATTCGATGTCGTTCGGGTTCTCGGTTCCTTCTGGCGGCGACAAATGGTCGGATGATGGGATGATGCGCGAACTGCGAAATGTTCGTTTGCATGAGGTTTCGGTCGTGACAGGATTCCCTGCCTACAAGGCAACTTCGGCCAGTGTCCGCTCGCTCGATATCTTGGCTGAGCGCACAGGTGTTGACGCTGACAAACTTGCCGAAGCGATCACGATGCTCGAATCTGGCAACACTTTGTCGGACGAGTCGGCCGATCTGTTGTCGAGCGCGGTCAGCAAACTGCGCGCCGAACCAGCCAAAGTCCCACACACCGTGAACCTGTTGGCGAAAAAACTTGAACTGTTGAAAAACTTCTAGATCATCGTCTATAGTTCTTCTTGCCGGTAAGCGTCCCGCTACGGCTAGAGATTGGTCAGCGTCCCGCGCCATCGGAATACAACCTTCCTGCGCATATCCAATCAACAACCAATCATGGAGAAATCATGAAACAATTCATTGAACAACAAATGGCTCAACGCGCAACAGCGTGGGAAGCCGCAAAGAAGATTCTTGATGTTGCAGCCGCTGAGAAGCGTGACTTGACATCAGAAGAAACACAGTCATACGAGCGCATCACCAAAGAACTTGAGGATCGCCAGGCAACAATCGAGAAACTTCGCGCCGATGAGGCTCGCGAACTTCGTTTGGATGCAGCAACACGCGAAATCGCAGATCAGGTTCGTCCTGTCGCCGATGCACCGCGCGGTGTTCGTTCAGATGCAGAAGTCATCCGCTCGATGGCCAAAGGTGAGATTCGTTCACACTCGTTTGAGAAACGCGATGTCGTAAAGACTTCGACTGGTTCACCAGTTCCAACATCGTTCTACGACCAAGTCATCATGCTTGCTCGTCATGTTGGTCCGATGCTCTCAACTTCAACCGTGTTGAACACGGCTTCAGGTGAGAACCTTCAAATCCCATCGCTTGCTCAGTATTCAACTGCGGCACTTGTTGGCGAAGGCACAGCGATCAGCGAGTCGGATCCAATCTTCAACTCGTTCGTCACATTGGGCGCATACAAGTACTCATTCCTCGTTCAACTCTCAACTGAGTTGATTGAAGACAGCGGTGTTGATATCTTGTCATTCTTGGCAGATCAAGTCGGCAACGAACTTGGAATACGAGTCAACGCAGCACTCACAACTGGAACAGGTAGCAACCAACCAAACGGCATCATCACAGGTGCAGCCGCTGGCGTAACTGGTGGAACGGGTGTATCTGGTGCATTCACCGCAGACAACTTGATCAGCCTCGTCTACTCGGTAGACACAGCAGGTCGTCGTCAAGCAGGTGCGGGCTTCCAGATGAACTCGACAGCGATCGCAGCAATGCGCTCTCTCAAAGACACAGCAGGCAACTATGTGTTCTCACCAGCACTCAATGCTGATGCAAACGACCTGTTGCTCGGCTACCCAGTGTTCGAGAACCCAGCAATGGCCAATCCAGCAACTAGCGCGAAATCAGTGATCTTCGGAGCATTGAAGTCGTACTATGTTCGTCAAGTTGGCGGCATCAAATTGGATCGTAGCGATGACTACGCATTCAATGCTGGCTTAGTGACCTTCCGCGCAACAATGCGCGTTGACGGCGCACTGGTCCAGACAAGCCATGTTAAAAGATTCACTGGTGGCGCATCCTAATAATCGGGAAGCATCGCCAATAATTTGACATGACAGTCCGTGAGGACTGTGACTAGGATTAAGCCTCGGCAAGGTCGTGCAGGACTTGCCGAGGCTTTCCTGTATCTGCACTAAACTTAGGAGGATCATGTGGCAGACCGTAATCGTCAAGGGCGTTCCAGTGGAGATGCCAGGGTATTTAGCGGAGCGTTTGCTCCGAGCGGGCGTAGCGCACTTGTTGGAAGTGTCCGACCAACCAATCCCGACCGACTCCGAATCGTCTGGTACTCCAACGCACCATGGGCCGCAACCGGCTACGGTCAACAAACAGCGCAAGTCATCCAAAGGCTCGCGAAAGAAGGCCACCAAATAGCGATCCATGCGATGTACGGGCTCGCTGGTTCGTCATCAACATGGAACGGTTTCAAGGTTTATCCTCAAGGACTTGCCGCATATTCCGATGATGTCGTGGTCGCGCACACCATGGAGTGGGCAAACCAAGATCTATCGACACCGAGTTTATTGATGACTTTGTTTGATGTGTGGGTGTTGAAATCTGATTCGTTGAAAACTTTGAAGAACATTGCGTCGTGGGTTCCGATTGATCATCAGCCGACGCCACCAGATGTGTTGCAGTTCTTGGAGCGCGACAATGTGAAACCGATCGCGATGTCGAAGTTCGGTTCACGAATGTTGGATGTCGCTGGAGTTGAGCATCTTTATGTTCCTCACGCGATCGAGCCTGTGTTTCAGCCGACCGAGTCGGTGACTTTGGCGAACGGCAACAAGATGACTGGCCGAGAGTTCATGGGCTGGGAAGAAGACAGGTTCGTGGTCACGATGGTGGCAACCAACAAAGGTTCGCAACCAGCGCGGAAGGCTTGGGCCGAGAACATTCTTGCGTTCTCAATCTTCGCCAAAGATAAACCTGACGCGGTGCTGTATCTCTACACCGAACCTGATGGTGCGATGGCTGGCATCAACTTGCCGACTTTGCTTGATGCTTGCGGTGTTGGCAAAGACCGCTACAAGGTGGTCGACCAGTATGCGTATCGGCACGGTATGCCACAGAATGTGATGGCCGCGATGTACACCGCATCAGATGTCCTGTTGGCTTGCTCGATGGGTGAAGGATTCGGTATCCCTGTGATCGAAGCGCAGGCTTGCGGATGTCGAGTGATCGTTTCAAACTTCACCGCTCAACCCGAACTGGTCGGCGACGGCTGGACGGTCGAAGGGCAACCTTGGTGGGATGCGGCACAGAAGTCATGGTTCTTCACACCTTCAGTACCAGATACTGTGGCTGCGCTGGAGAAGGCCTATAACGCGCCTAGGAGCCTCTCAGACGAGGCGATCACCCATGCCCTAGGGTACGGAGCCGATACGGTATTCGAACAGTATTGGAAGCCCGCAATGAAGGAGATCTCAGCATGGTGCCGGTCGTAATCATCCCAGTCTTGAACCGTTACGACCTGCTCGAGCGGTGCATAGATTCACTTGACTATCCCATAGAGAAACTGATCATCATCGACAATGGTGGCAAGATCGCCCAGGACTGTTTAGTGATGCCACGCAATTCTAAACATGAAGAGCGTTTCATTCTTGACATGCCAACCAATCTTGGTGTGGCGACATCTTGGAATCTTGGTATCAAGATGACACCGTTCGCATCTGGTTGGATTCTTCTCAACTCCGATGCCTGGTTCATGCCGAACAAACTTGAAGAGTTCTGGCAGCAATGTGACCCTGATCAAATCTTGTTGACAGGCCAACCGAGATGGGCTTGCGCATGGATCGGTTCACAAGTCATCAAAGATGTCGGCTTGTTCTGCGAAGCGTTCCATCCCGCATACTTCGAAGACAACGACTTTGAGCGTCGAGCAGTACGCATGGGATACACACCAACCGAATACGCGAACATAGTCGTGCATGACAACTCATCAACACTTCTGGCCGATGTGTCGTATCAAGCGAAGAACGCGAAAACATTCAACGCGAATCATGAACTGTTCAAACTTCGTAACGCAAGACTTGACGCAGGTCAATGGGATCTACAACGCCGACTAGACCTCAGTTGGGACTAATGAGAATCTTTGACTGCATCCTGTTCAACCAAGAACATGCGATGCTCGAATGTCGATTGACGGAGATCGGTGATGTCATTGACAAGATCATCGTGGTTGAATCAACGACAACATTCATGGGTCAACCCAAACCGCACGGACTTGACCTTGACAGGTTCTATCAGTGGCGCGACAAGATCCATTACGAAACATTTGAACCGAACCAGGCGTTGCGTGGCTGGTCGGCTGAACATGCGCAACGCGACCACCTGTTCACTGTCCTGCAACAGTTCTCACCAGAAGCCGACGACATTGTGACGGTTGCGGACTGTGACGAGATCTGGCATCCGAACGACATCGACATTCTGAAAGATGGTTGGCGTGGTTACATCATGAGACGGCTGGTGATGTCGGCGTATTGGCGTTTGACCGATGAACATACGATGGTCGCAGGGCCGTGGGGTCAGCGGTCTGGTGGTGCGCAACAGATGCGTTCTAAGCGTGAACAGTTGCCACATATCCGGTCGGGTTGGCATGTGTCGTGGATGGGTGGACCTGAATGGGCGGCGAACAAGATGCGGTCGTTCTCTCACCAAGAATTAATGGTCGCGGACCCTGATACATTCATGGCCGAGAACTATCGGATCGGTCGTTCGATACGCGGTGAAACATTGTGGGAAGTAGACATCGCCGACTACTATCCCGCCTACATTCGCGATAATCTCGCACCTGATTCCTGGTATCGCAAACGATGATCACGGTCGTCGGCTTCGCGTGGGGTTCGGCATACAAGAATGAAGTTGAAGGCTGGTGGGATTCGATACAGGCATTGAATCCAGCGGTCGATGACATCGTAGTTGCATATCATCCTGACGATGATTGTGGTGTTACCGATCTGCCGTGTCGGCTGGTTGAGTGTCGGACTCGTACATCGGGTGCGATGATAAATGCGGCAGCCGAAACCATCACCGAAGGTTGGATCGCGAACCTTGCAATGGACGACCGGTTCAATTCTTCGGCGTTCGGCTGTATCCCATCAGATACCTTCGATGTGGTTGCGACCACAATCCGATTCATGTCCGACGGCAGAACAAACCCGTCTGCACCTGAACGGTTCGCAACCAGTCCGATGGTTAATCATGTGATGGGTCCGTCTTGGTTCACGAAAGATATTTGGCAGCGGGTCGGAGGATA